GTGGCGGATCACCGGCCCGGCCGGGACGTTCGACGGCTTCCTGGTCGGGGACAAGATCGTCACGTCCGGGTGGGTGCACGGGGTGAACAACACGACCGTCGATGACGTGGTGACGATCGCCTCGGTGGCCGCCGACAAGGCCTCGATCGTCATCAATTCGCCGGCGACCGGGTACGGGGCGGCAGAGACGTCGACCAACGCCATCGTCCGGCGGCACCCTGCACCGAAGACGGGGAAGGTGCTGACCGCCGGCTTCAAGTTCTTCGTCCCCGTTCGCTTCGACGTCGACCGCCTCCCGGTGACCCTGGAGGAGTACGGCGTCGGCAGCGCCGGTGACGTGAAGCTGGTCGAAGTGCGCCCCTGGGACGAATGAGATGAAGCGGCTCCACCCCGAACTGTTCAACGAGCTGAAGCGCACGTCCGCCATGATCGTGACGGCGTTCAAGCTCGTGCGCGCCGACGGCACGGTCTACGGCTTCACCTCCGGCGACCTGCCGTTCACCTATGACGGCGTCGAGTACAGCCCGACCAACGCCTTCTCCGGCACCGCCGCGGCGGCGAAGACCAACTTCTCGGTCGACAACATGAACGCCGTCGCACTGCTGACGGACAAGTTCACGGCGGCCGATCTGAAGGGGGGCCTGTTCGACAACGCGCGGGTCTACGTGTTCTGGATCCGGCCGGACAAGCCCGAGTGGGGGATCTGTCCGATCCGCGGTGGGCGCATCGGCGAGATCACGCTGAAGCAGGGCACTTTCGAGACCGAGCTGCGGTCTGTCGCTCAGCGCATCCAGCAGCGCGCCGGCCCGGTCTACACGATCGAATGCCCGGCGACCTATGGGGATGCGCGATGCAAGATGCCTGTCGCCACGTCGCACGGACGGGTCACCACCAAGGTCGCGCGCTGGAAGTGGATCGACAAGACGCTCGACCAGGCGACCAACTGGTTCCGGTACGGGCACGTGACCTGGCTGACGGGCGCCAACGCCGGGATGAAGTGCGAGGTCCGCGACCACCAGCGGACGACCGACGGTTTCGCTCAGATCCAGTTGCTGGAGGCGATGCCTCATGTCGTCGAAGCCGGGGACACCTACACGATCACGCGCGGTTGCGACAAGTCGCGGCTGACCTGCCGTGAGCGCGGGAACCTCATCAATTACAGAGGCTTCCCCGACATGCCGACCGAAGACAAGGCGCTCGCCACCCCGAACTTCTCCGGCAGCGGCAAGCAGAAGAAAGAAGACAGCGGGAGCTGATGATGAAGCGAAGCGAGGTCGTGACGACCGCCCGAACCTACGTCGGTGTCCCCTATCGCCATCAGGGGCGCACGCGCGCCGGCATCGATTGCATCGGCTTGATCTGGTGCATCGCGGCCGACCTCGGCTATCGCGTGGACATCCCCGCCAACTACGCTCAATCCCCCAGCTCGGCGCTGCTGATCGAGGGGTGCGAGCGCACGATGGTGAAGCAAGACCGGGCGCTCACCGATCTGAAGCCCGGGGACGTCGTCGTCATGTGGGGAATGACCCGAGCCGAGGCCCAGCACTTCGCCGTCGTCGGTCAGGTGGACGGTAGGTTGACGCTGATCCACGCTTTCTCGAAGCACCAGAAGGTGGTCGAGCAGTCGATCGACGAGTTCTGGTCCCGCCGGTTCGTGGCGATCTACTGCTTCCCCGGCCTGGAGGATTGAGGCATGGCGAACATCCTCGTCTCCCTGGTGATCGGTCTCGGCGGCATGCTGCTGCAGTCGCTGTTCAACAAGCCGAAGAACCAGGAGGGGCCGCGCCTCTCGGACATCAACGTCTCGGCCGTCTCGCCCGGCAACCCGATCGTCAAGCACTGGGGCACGATGAAGCTCTCGGGGCAGCTGATCTGGGCGTCGAAGCTCATGGAGCACAAGCACGTCGAGAGCCAGGGCAAGGGCCTCGGCAACAGTCCGAAGTCGATCACATATACCTACACGGTCGACTGCGCGATCGCCGTGTGCCAGGGGCCGGTCTTCGCCATCAATCGCATCAGGGCGAACCAGAAGATCTTCTGGCAGTCGAAGGAGGCCGCCGCGCGGTTGGCCGCCGACTTCGAGAAGGCCTACTACGAGGAAGGCGAGCGGCTGCTCGAACAGGGTGACACCCCGTCGGAGGCGGCCTGCGGCGGCTTCTTCTTCGCCTTCAACAACTACTCGATCGTCGACTACACCCCGGGGACCGAGGCCACCGCGGTGGACTGGATCATGGCCCATCCGCTGTCGCAGCCGCCGGTTCGCTCCGAGGTCGTGCTCATCGTCGACCGGATGCTGTCGAGCCTGTCGGAGGACCTGGAGTACAACGCGACCAAGATCCGCTACGACGCCATCAAGATCTATCTCGGGACCGAGACCCAGGAGCCCAACTCGGTGATGGAGGGCTACAAGGGGGCCGGCAATGTCCCGGCCTACCGTGGAACCTGTTACTTCGTCGTCCAAGGCCTGCAGCTGGAGGACTTCGGCAACGCGCTGCCGCAGTTCCAGATCGAGGTGATGAAGGCGGATGGCACGGTCTACCTGCACGACATCGTCCACGACATCCTGGTGGACGCCGGCCTCGGAGAGGACGAGTTCTGCGTCGATTGCTCGATGCCGATGATCCCGGTGCTGGGCTACGCCATCACGCAGGCGACCAACGCCCGCGGCGCGTTGCAGGACCTGCAGAAGGTCTACTCGTTCGACGGCCGTGAGACCGGGTTCCAGCTGCAGGTCGGCTGGACCGACAAGCGCCCGATGGCGATCCTCGATCGGAAGGACTTCGGCGCGCACATGATCGGTGACGACCCGCCGGTGTCGCAGCAGATCTCGCGAGCCTTCGACTTCGATCTGCCGCGGCGGATCAATCTGAGCTACCAGGAGCCGGGCCGCGCCTATTCGAAGAACACGGTGTTCGCCCAGCGCGACTTCACCGAGGCCAATCGCATCGACGACAACGACGTCACGATCGCACTCACCCGCTCCGAGGCCAAGAGCCGGGTCGAGATGAACATGGCCAACCAGTTCATGGCGCGGTGTCAGCACAAGATCTGGCTGCCGCGGAAGTACGTCATCGTCGAGCCCGGCGACGTGGTTCTGGTGCGCGACACGGTCGACCCCAACGAGGTGATCGGGCTGCGCATGGTCGAACAGGCGATCGGCGTGAACGGCCTGATCGAGACGACCTGGACCGACCATTACTTCCAGACCGACATCGAGGCCGGGGCCGGCGAGGATCTGATCGTCGACGACGACGTCGAGGACGACCTGTCCGGGACGTCGAACACCGTCCCGTACCTGCTCGATTGCCCGCTGCTGACCGATGACGCCGACGACACTGTCGGGTTCTACGCCATCCTGACCGGCAACCGTGGTGGGTGGGCCGGCGGCATTCTCGACTTCGACGCCGCCTATGGCTCGACGACCAGTGCCTACGGGACGACGTCGACCAGCACGGGGTCCGGCGCCAACTGGACCCAGGTGGCCAGCAACACGGAGATCGTCCCGCACGGCTTCGTCATGAACGCGCTGCCCGATGCGGCGCCGTTCGTCTGGGACCTGTCGAGCAAGCTGCTCGTCTATCTCCGATACCGGGATACGACGTTCGCCTCGGCCACGATGGAGGACCTCCTCAATCAGCCGGTCAACGCCGTCATGGTCGGTGACGAAGTGCTCCAGTTCGCCAACGTGGTCGACAAGGGCAATGGCGTCTGGGAGCTGTCGACGCTGCTTCGCGGGCTGCGGGGAACCGAGTGGGCGATGGGCAGCCACGTGCGTGGCGAGCGGTTCGTCCGTCTGAAGAACGCTGCGCTGGACCGGGTCAAGCACGACGCGGTCTACCTGAACAGGGCCGGCCGGTTCCTGGCCGCCACGATCGGTGACGCCATCGACAGCGCCACCCCGTTCCTGTTCACGAACACCGGGCGCTCGCTGATGCCCTGGGCACCGATGTGGCGCACGGCCCACCGCGACGATACCGGGCGGGTGACCCTCGAATGGGTGCCACGCGCCCGGCTCTCCGGCCGGCTGCTCGATGCGACCACGGTGGAGATCGATCAGCCCTTCGAGCGGTATGAGATCGACGTGGTCAACGGCGCCGATGTCGTGCATTCAATTGCACTGGAAGACGTGCGGAGCGTGACGATCCAGCACGCAGACCTCGTGACGTGGTTCGGAGGAGAGCCCGGCGCGATCGAGTTCCGCCTCTATCAGATCGGCCGGATCGTCGGCCGCGGCTTCGTGAGCAAGGTGACGCTATGACCATCGCGACGACCCCCAAGTTCGGCATCGGCCTGATGGCCACCGGCTCGCTCCAGAAGGAGCTGATCTTCAACGAGGCGACCATCCTCCTGGAGATCCTGTCGGCGCGCTCGGTCAAGTCGAAGGCGCTGACCGAGCCTCCCGCGAGCCCGGCGGCCGGCGACACCTACCTGATCGCCGACGCCAACCCGCAGGGCGCCTGGGCCGGCAAGTCGCTCCAGATCACGTTCTGGTACAACGGGTGGCGGTTCATTCAGCCGCCGGCGAAGATGAAGATCTTCGTCGAGGACACGTCGACCTGGCACACCTTCTCGGGCGGGCAGTGGATCGCCGATGCCGTCGGCGCGGTGCACACGCTCGACGACCTGTCCGATGTCACGATCGGCGTGCCGGTCGATGGGCAGGTGCTCGCCTATGACGTCGCGACGCAGCAGTGGAAGCCGAAGACCGGGTCGACCGTCGTCGACTTCGGTGATCTCGCCGACGTCGACACGACCGGGCTGCTGAACGGCCAGGTGTTCGTCTGGGACCAGGCGGCCGGCAAGCTGAAGCCGGGGGATCTGCCCGAGATGCCGACGGTGACGGTTTACGATCACCTGTCGCAGCTGCAGGACGTCGACTTGGCCAACCTGGTCGATGGGTCGATGCTCTCCTGGGACGCACCGACTGGGAAGTGGATCGTCGGCAACCCGGTCGTCGTGTCGATCAACGACATCAACGACGTGATCACCGACGGTGCGCAGGTCGGCGACGTGCTGACCTGGAACGGGGCCGCCTGGGGGCCGTCCTCGCAGGCGATGCTGCTGTCGTTCCTGAACGTCGTCGACGGCCCGCGGACCTTCGACGGGGCCGCGCTCAAGCTGCTCCGTGTCGACGCGACTGAGAGCGAGCTGGAATACGTCGATCAGGCCACGATCGGAGTGCCCACCGGAGGCACGGCCGGGCAGGTGTTGACGAAGACCGCCACTGGGTCGGCGTGGGCGGATCCCGCTGCCGGCGGCAGTTCGCTTCCGAGTGGCGG